CCTTGGGTCGTTCATAATACTTGGATGTCCGAGACTCCCTCGCTGGTCACTAGGAATGTCAGAACTCCCACATCCGCAACCTCCCCCTTGGACTGTCTCCACCACACGCTTCCCCCGTCGAGGGCTGGTGCTTGTAGCCATTTGACTCCTCCCCAATCTGCTAGACGGAATGAATGATAATGACCTGATACCAAAATGTCACAATCGCCGATGGACTGCCGCCCGAGAGTTTGGTCAGCAATCCACCTGCGAAGTTTTGCTTCAGGACTTCCTGCGCTACGGGCTAGGTGTCCATGAGTAATTCCAATAATCTTTCCATTAACTTCAACTGTCAGACTCAACTCATCTGTTGGGATAGCAAAACGGATATGACCGTAGGCTTCAGGGTTGGCTTGAAAAATTTCAGCGACGGACTCAACTAGGGCTACATCGTCATTATCGTTAAGAGTCGTAAAGGCTTTGCCGTTCTTGCGGTTCTCACCATGGTTTCCACCAATCGCCGCAACTGTGATATTTGGGACAACCTTTGACCAACGAATAAGAGCATCTCTCAGGAGACGACGAGCAATCTTTACTTGGTCTCTTCTATCGACCTCAACTGTAAAGGTCTGAATGTCATAGTGACCGTCGCATCCTTCAACTAAATCACCTAGGCAAAGAACTGTGATTGAATCAATCGGGCGACCTATCTTCTTTAATTCTTTGATTCTGAACTCAACATCATCAACTGCTTGGAGCCATCTTCCAACTAAACCTTTTAGACCGTCGCCATCTCTTTTACCTGTCTGCCAATCTGCGGCACATACGACAAGGCTTGCTCCACCTGTTATTGGTTTGCGCTCGCGGGGTTTGTGTTTTTTTATCTCTTCAATTAAGGCTTCAATGTCGGCAACTTCTTGTTTGCCTTTTCGAACTACTTTGCCTTTCCATTGGCGATTGAGAACTCCTAAAGTATCGCCCCACACATTGAAAAGAACTGGTTCTACTACTTGAAAGTGTTCGGGGTCTAATCCCCACATTCGAAGGACTCCTGACCAATCGGGCGCGTTATCGCCCTCCATTGGTTGAGTAGTAACCATTCCTTCTTCGCCTTGCCAAGTTACTCCAGGCATCCACTCTGCTTGTCTTTGACGAGGTTCAGTTTTTTGAACTGAATTCATCTCGCTAGTTTTAAGCAGATTATCTAAAGCGTCATCAAGACTCATTCGGACACTTACACCCATCTTTGCCAAGTAGCCTTCTACGATGTCTACGCATAACATCAGAGCCTACCGTAATACCAAAGGTTGCTAAAACTTCTACTAAGCGAGCAGAATTAACTTTTTCATTTCGCAATGCTTCTTGAAATTTAGTTCGTGATGGTTCAGGTAATTCTTTTGTAATTCTTCCTACCGAACAACCATCTTGTATTTTCCAAAGCCCAACTAAACTATCTAAAGCGGAAGCGAACTCATCCTGATTTATTTTTGGATTTACAACGGGGACATCTGATACTCCACGGGCGCGTTGCGCTTTCGAAGAGGAGCCTGTCGCACTTCCAGCATCGCTGGAACTCATCGGTTGTTGCATTTCTGCCATACGGGTCCACTACTCTCTCTTGCGGAGCCGTTGGCTCCTCGATTACATTCTCACTAGGCATCGGAAATTTACCGAGATTAGTGGGCGATACTTCGGGTCTACTCCTAACAAGTTTACTGAACCCATCGGTTCAATCCTCATAATATGCACCCCCGAGACAGTTCTTTCAAGCACCGACGCGAGCAAAACGCGAATATCTTCTGCTTTATCTCTAGCGGTTGGATAGTCCTCTCGACCTGCTCGGCAGATAATTTGAAGCATTGGATAGTCAATTCTGATACCACCTGCACCCATAGTAAATGTTGGGGAACTGCCAGCGTTCTCATAAACTGCTACGCAAGCATCAGGGGTTTCAGGAAGTGTTCCAAGAAAGATAGATGTTCCAAGGGTTCCCTGACTGGCATGAGCGCCAAAAGCGCTTGAAGTGTTTTGTAGGTAGTCACCTACTGATTCAAGAATAGTTGCCATTAGCCTCTATGCCCTTTCTGTATGATGTCGATAATTCTACCCTTTATGTTTTGTTGGATTGTGGTCATCGCTTCCATGACTGGTTGCTCAAGGTATTTAGCCTGTGTCGGTGGATTGTGATAGTTACCGATAATTTCATGGACAAAAAGAGCGTAAGGGGCGGCTGGACCACCATAGAAAATATCTACAAAGTAGCCCGTATTGCCCATTTGTGGAGCAGATACTCCGCCTGAGCCACGAAGGATTCCTGTATCTACTGGAACAAGAACTTGTGATTTAGCAAAAATAATGTTGGCTTCTTCGTAAATTGCTTGGGCTACTGCTTGAGGAGTATTTTCCTTACCAGCCTCAAGAGCATTGACTAACTCTTTATCGCCAAATAAGTCGAGTGTAAAAGACGACTTTGCCATCGCTAACGCCCGAATCTGATGACGGTGTGATGCGCTCCGTTTTCGTCTGCGAGATTGTCTACTGCATTTATCGTAAAGGTGTCCGCCCCGACGACCATCCTATGAGCAACCGTGATTGATGTCGCGGGACCCTTTGTGATGAATCGTCCAATATCAACAACTTCGATACCTTGAACATCTTTAGATTTTGTAGTGTCGTAAATTAAACGACCAGTAACAGTTACATTTGTATTAGAAGCACCAAAAGTAGTTTTGTTGTATTTATCAACTGAAGCCTTTGGTGTGAAAACCACAGTATCGGTCATGAACTCCGCTACTTTGTTATAGATAGCATCCATTGGCTACCCCTATTCAACTATACGGTGGTCGTAGACATTGTTAGGGTTATCGTGAATTCCAGTATAAGCATCGGTGTTGTAGTCATCGACGATTCTGTCGTTTGTAGATTTAAGAGCCTGAGCGTTAGCAAATGGACGAGGTGGTGATTTACGCATTTGTCTACGCAATAAACTATCAGCCAATTCTTTGTAATGTTGAATCTTAGATGTGTAAGACTCGGAGACTGAAATATCTCCTACGCTTTTTGAACTGCTATCGGCTAGACGACTAAAACGAGCAATAAGGATTTCAGCCAACTCACGCGCCGCGCTGTAAGCATCTCCGCCCCACTCAGTAATTACATAGTTCAACTCTTCGTCACTAAAAAGGGCATCTGCTGAGGTTGTATCGCTAATAAGAAAACGCACATAGTTACGGGTAGATGTGCTTGGGTCACCCGAGTAGGTAAATGTCATTACATTCCACCAAGCATAAGCATTTGTGTGCGAGCAAGATTTAGGGCTTGCTTAACATTGACGGCATCGGTATCGGTTGCTTCAGAGGCATCGCCTAAACCTGTAATCTTGAAAGTTCCTGCCGCAAGAGCATTGCCCAAAGTTGCGCTAGATATTGTAGAACTAGAAAGAGTTCCGCCGTTTATTGTTGGCGAAGTCAAAGTCTTGTTCGTTAATGTATCTGTTGTAGCCCGCCCGACCAAAGTATCGGTTGCGTTAGGAAGAGTAACTACTCGGTCAGCAGTTGGGTCTGTAACTGTTAATGTAGTTTCGAAACCATCATCGGTTGTTCCTTCAAAAATGATGTTAGCGCTTGCTCCAAGAGTTACTGTTGCAGTAAAAGATGGAGCAGATTTAAGAATGTAGTCATCTAACTCTGTATCAACATCGGTAGCCAAATTAAAAATATCGGTATGAACGGCAGGGTTATCTCCCGCGGTTGGGTATCTAAGCCCTTTTCCTGTTGTCCCTGCCATTTTATACTCCTATTGGTAAATAATTAAATTACTAGAACTGCCGCTTCTTCTGCTGTTAAAGGTTCTCCAGCAACAAGTTTGGCTTTTGCTGATTCCTTTAGAGCCGCTTTAGCCGCATCTGCCGCTTCGCGTTCTGCTTGGGCTTCTGCCGCCGCCGCAATATCTTGGTCGCGTTGAGCAATTTCAGCAGGTGTTAAATCAACATATTCGTGTGTGCCTTTTTCAACATCCACAATTAACTTCTTAGGTGTGTCAGTCATTTACGATAGCCTTCCAATCGGTAGTTTCTTCATCCCACGCATACATGATACCGTTAGTTGGATAAGCAACTGGTGCTTCCCAACGACAAGTTTCTTCGTCTAATACCCAAGATGGGTATGGCTTAGGTGCAATGAAAGCATCACGGGTGTCATCGTATTGATAACCAATTCCCGCAAAGTTCTTTCTGATATTGCCATTGTAACTTGTTTTTACCCAAGTTCCGCCTAGCGAATTCATAAAGGATTCGCCCTCATCTGCTGAGTTGTTGTTACCAACTAGAACTCTGAGAACAATTTTATTCTCATCTATTTCTGCCCAATGTGACATTTTTTCTCCTTTACGCCATCGGATAACGAACTATTACAATACCTGAACCACCAGCACCACCATCATTAACACCAGGACCACCATTAAAGCCAGCCCCACCACCACCGCCAGTGTTTGCAGTTCCGCTTGGTGCCGCGCCAGCAGAGTTCTTTCCAGCACCTCCACCACCTAAACCACCAGTGCCAGCAGTAAAGCCATTGTTAATTACACCGCCGCCGCCGCCACCTGCGTAATAACCACTGTTAGCACCTGTTCCAGTTGCACTTGCATAAGATGAATAAGTATTTATACCCACACCACCGTTACCACCTGCTGAGTTAGTTCCAGCACCACCACCAGCACCAGCACCACCACCACCACCAGTTCCGTAACCTGTGTTGTTAGTGTTACCAGAAGCACCACCATTATTACCCTGACCAGAAGTTCCAGTTCCACCAGAACCTATAGTTAAAGAACCATTAATGTTGTTACCACCACCACCAGAACCACCACTTAAACCATTACTAACATCATATCCAGCACCACCACCG